GTCGGCTAAGTCTCTTGCTTTAGTCATAAGTGTCTACTCCTTATGGTTTTGTAGGCCACGTCACATCGTCTAGTGAAGTTGCACTTGTAGTTATATCTCTGAGTGCTTGTCTGTATGCAGTCTGTGCGTCTGCCATTGTACGATCAGACCCTGCCCACCAATCAGTAGCGGCAATCAAACGATCACGTTCTGCTCGTAGTAGCTTCATAGGTTCAGCCGCAATAAGTTCATCTTTCTTAGCTGATACTGCCGACCAAGTTGTACCCCAATCAGATGGGTCTTGGCTCTCAATTGCTGAACCATTTGCATCTGCGCCAGTTACTTTGGCATACATGGTTGTGAACTCAGCTTCTGTTGTTGGTTCGCCACGAAGTACCCACTCTGTAACACCCAACTCTGATAGTGCTGTTGATATTGTTGTCATTTTATAAGGCCTCCTTTAGCCTGCTATTTCATATGCAATTAATTCTATATATCCGTAAGATGGAAAAGAGTAGTAAGTAGTTGTATTTGCAGTCTCAACTAATAGTCTTGTGTCGTAAGTAGTAGCACTCGTTGTGTTAGGACTATCTATAACTAACAAAGAATGTGGAAGGTATGAAGAACCAGTAGTTCCCTCTTTCATCGCCAAGTTGCCCCCAGCACCATTTCCTAGATTTACTGATGAACTTCCTGAAATTGTTCGAAACACAGTCAACATACTTCTTGTATTTAGTGCATACCAAGACCCACCATTAAGAGCTATAATTATGCGACTGCTAGTGCTTGTCGGTGTGATAGTTACGTTATGACCCGTCTGTGTGTAGGTAGTGTTTGATGTACTCATGCTTAAGTTAAAACGAGTATTTACAACCTGTAACACAGTACCCGTTGTATTAATCCCTAAGTCAGCCGCCGTTGGTGTACCACCATTGGCTTTCTGTAGAGTATCGACTTTTATTATACTGGTCATTGTGCGATCTCCATTAAAGCTATTGAACCATTTGTATTTCCATATCCTACATAAATGTCACATGTCCCAGCACTTACCTTCATTTGAGTCTTATATGTAGTTGCATTTGTTGTAGCTGGAGAGTCTAAGATAGTCAGATTATTTCCAAATGCTGTAATCTGAAACGCATTATTTTCGGTTAAGTCAAAAGCAGAACCTCCTTCTATGAGTTGAGTAGTACCACGGCATATATTCCAATACCCCTCTCTGCTAGAGTTTGTTGCTGTGCTAAACGACATAGGTTGTCCAACAATAACCAAAACTTTACTGTTTGAATATTTAGGTGTAATTGTAGCAGTTAATCCAGTATTTACATATGACGTTCCACCACTGCTAACTTGACCAGTTGAAATGTTATGAACTACTTGCACCACATGCCCTGCAATATGCACACCATTACCGCTTGTCTTCTCAACGAGGCTATCGACTTTTAATGTACTCATTGTGCGATCTCCTGTAGTATTAACTGTACACCAGAATAGCAATTTGTGGTTTGTCCAGCGCCTGTCTTCATCAAGAATGAATATGTAGTTTGAGAAGAAGTAGAAGGTGCATTTATAAATGATCTTGACATATGATAGATATTTTCAGTTGCGGCAGTGAACCACCATGCATAGGCATGAGCCGTGCTTGTTCCACCATCTTGTGGAAAGTTTGCCTCTGGTATTGCCGAACCATCTCTATAAATAGTCAGATATGAAGCACCTGTAGATGCAGTACCTGACGCAGATTTGTATAGCATAGCACCTATATTTATTAACACCTTACTTGTAGAAAATTTAGGTGTTATGGAACAACTTAAAACTGTTTGCATACTTGTTGAGTTTGTTGAAAAATCGGCAGTTGTTGCAGTATTAACTGTTTGTATAACACTCCCTGCTGGAGCAACGAACCCGTTACTAGCATCCAGTGTTTGACCACTTGGTATTATTATCTTGTTTGCATTAGACCCAGATGTTGGTCCTATCAAGTTTTCGACTTGTAATGTACTCATCTATATCACCGTTAAGTTTCCATTGACTGTGAGAGTAATACCCGATGCAACAGTAAGTGGTCCTGTAGCACTAGCGTTTTCATCTGCGTCAATTGTTGTGTTAGTGTTTAGCTCTTGTTCATTAACTCGAAAGATGTCGCCAGCCCTAGAACCAACTGTTCCGTTGTCACCTTTGAACATTCCGCCACCAGATACATTGGCTACTTCGAATGTAGAGAAGGCAACAACCTCTAGGATGTCACCTGTAGCCGCGCCTGTTGTTAAGATAACGTCAGAACCATTAGCGGCTGTATAATCTGCTCCATTGTTTAGGAAGATTCCGTTAAGGTACACCGAAAGAAATTGTGGAGTATATCCACCTGTAGCAAACGATGTCTGCCCTGACGTAGCTGTGAAGCTATCCCTTGTCTGTGTTGCTTGTGGAACTGGAGCAGTCCCTATGTAGCCACTCATGTTAAGCCTCCTTTATGGTGTTTCGCTTACTTCAGCGTTTACTTGTGCGGCTGTCTTAGCCCAGCCTCTTGTGAAAGCATCTGCTACAATTAGCTCTCTTGTTGCTGGTATAGCTACGCCTTCATCTAATGCACGATTGGTATACATTGATACGATTTCATCGTTAGCTATTCTTGCTCTATCAGTTACCGCATTATCAGCCCAATCTTGTGGGTCTACGGCGGCGTATTGTAAGCCTTTGTATTGTGTGTCTGTTAAAGTGATTGTTATATTTGGCATACTTGCCTCCTTTTTAATTTTTTAGTTAACCTAATAAATGGCCACTGAACCATGAGTATCCACTAGACTCACCATACATTTTTACGTTATTGTATACTATAGTCACATAATCATTTGCGCTTAAAGATATGATACCTGACCAGTGCCATTGATGATGAACCGCTGAACCCGAAGAGCTATATACATATTGAATTGTATTGCCATTTTTGGCGATATTATAAGATGCGTTATTATAAGTAGCATCATTATGTGACATAAGCATACTACCGATAAAATATCTCCCTGTAACAGGGGCAGTAAACCTACCATTAGAGGAGTTATAATGGCTTCCTACATTGTGTCTTACATCATTGTAAATCATTGTCCCAGAAGTTAGATGACCATTATTTTTTGAAGCGGCAAAAGAAGGCTGATACGGCTTTGTGACACGGCCTGACGAGTCTATGACCATGCGATTAGTACTTGATGTAATAAACTCTATCTCATTACTATCTTGCAGTTTTATTCTAGTATCTTCACCTGTATTATTGGCAAATATTAATCCATTTGTGCCACCAAACATGTAAGCATAATTATTTGTGTGGTGCCTAATAGAGCTATTAACTTCTACACCTGTAGATTTATTTTGTAATACTAAACGTGAACCAGCACTGGTTTCACCAGTTACGTCAACGCCTGTTGATGTTGTGGCTAGTTTGGCTGAACCATCGTAGTACGCAGTAACAGCACCACCATCTTGCATTGTAATGTAGCTATCAGTTCCATCAGCATTATTTACATTAAAATTACTAGCACGAACAATTAACAGACCACTACCTGATTCATATATTCTACTATGTGTACCATCACTGTAAATCTGTAGGTCATCACCAGCACCGAACTTAGCTTTGTCGTTGTCACCAAATGACAAGTCGCCTTCAAGTGTACCGCCATTTTTTGTAATCCCATCTACAAGTGTGACAGATGATTTACTTCCTATATATCCAGCCATATTATGTTTGCTCCAATACACTCACAATAACGTCACAGCTTGATGCTGTATCTGATGTTACGACAACTGTGTCTGTAGTTTCCAAGATGATCTTGCCATCCAAGACTGATAGAGCCGACCCAGAAGGTATCGGTGCACCTTTGATGACGTATGCTCCAGCCGCTTGTACATCCACTTTGATCTGTGACGCTGTTCGGTTTGCTAAGTTACATCCGATCATCACTGAGGTCGTAGACGATGGGACTGTGTATGTTGTAGTTGCACCTGTACCGACAGATGCACTTGTGTAGTTCTTAAAGGTATTTGCCATTTTTGATTATCCTAATGCTATGCTCAAAGCTAATGCTTCGTCAGTTGTTCCGTATCCAGCAGTAGCGTGGTTTCCCCACCCGTGAGCCGTGTCAGCCTTAGTGCCTTGTGCGCCTGTAGCGTACCCAGCTGACGCATGGTTGCCCCAAGCATGTGCAGTGTCAGCTTTAGTTCCTTGAGCCGCTGTAGCGTAGTCTGATGACGCTGTGGCGGCGGCAGTTCCTAGTGTCGGTTTGCCCGATAGTGATGCGTAAGCACCATCAAAGAAACTGTCAGTAATTCCATAGCCAGCTAATGTAGTTGGCTTGCCTGTTAAAGAGGCGAAGGCGTGTACGTGAGATGCCGTTGCATAATCCGTGGCGGCTGTAGTTGCCGCTGTCCCTAGACCTAAGTTTGTTCTTGCAGTCCCAGCGTTTGCCAGGTCAGACAGATTGTTAGCTTTTAGTGCAGCTGAAGATTGTGCGGCGACTGATGCATTCTTTGCTACCACGGATGCATCACGGGCGGCTTCAGATGCCGCTTGTGCAGTTTCAGCATTTGTTTCAGCTGTCTCGGCATTTGCTTGCGCTGTTGCCGCATTTGCGGCTGAAGTTGATGCTTCAGAGGCTTTTGTTGTTGCCGTAGATGCTGAAGTAGCCGCATTGTTTGCTTGTGTTGTTGCTAAAGCAACTTGAGCCGCGCCATTTGTGGTTGCAGCAGACGCAGAGTTGGCACTTGCAACTTTGCTGGCTTCAGATGCTACGGCAGATGCGGCGGCTTCTGAGGCTTTTGTAGTTGCTGTATTTGCCGAAGATGCCGATGAAACACTAGCGGCGAGGGCATCTGCTTTATGTTGGTTTGCTGTAGCAACTGAAGCACTTGCTGAAGCTGAACTTGCGGCGGCGTCTGTTTGACTGAGGGCGGCGGCTGTTGCTGAAGAGGCGGCATTTGCGACTGCCGCATCTATTGCGTTTGATTGTGTATTTGTGATTCCAGAGCTATTGTAAAAGCTGGTCTTTGATGCCATTTGTATTAATCCTCATAATAGTGAGTAGGGCGCACAACTTGGTTAATACCAGACTGTTCAGCACTGTTTGCGTGTTCCTGGATCTCCAATAAAAACGATGAAGACTTTGCATCAAATACTGCACTACGTTCATCTAAGAAGTAATCAGCAGCATACGCCAGTGCTGTGTATGTCAGAAGATCAGATGCAATGTTTGTAAGCATATTCGTGTCGCTGTCTGATGTTAGGACTTCTTGTTCCGCATAGTAATTAAGATACAAAGTCCCAGTGCTAGGCATTGGATGTATCTTAATGTTACCTTGCTCACGGCAGAAGAACTTTGGTGTCCCTAGTTCTCCGGTTTTTTGATACTGTATCATTTCATGGAGTGGGATGCGTACTAGCGTGTTATTATCATAATACAGCTCTATGATTTCTAGTGTGTCAGCTGGTATTGTGACTTTAGAAGTGCCAGATGCAGATGTTACATCGTATTGGTTCTGTTTTTCCATAGATGGGACACGCAGCTGTCTTTGTATTCTAGTGATAGCCTGGTCAATGAATGTATCAGCAAGTGCATTCGAGCAATCGCTGCGATTAAGTAGAGCTATAAAATGTGCTCGAATTTCACCTTTGTTCATGGTTTATGTTGCCTTCTTTTTCTTTTTTTTCTTCTTCTTAGGAGGTTGGGCGGTTAGTGCTGCCCTAGCAAAATCTGCATTTGTGGGCGCTCCAGGTGAACCTACTTTGCGAGGCTTTTTACCTGATGCTTTTCTTTTGCGAATGTTATCGTATAAACTCATTTGCTAGACCCTCTTATCTGTTGTGAGGAACATATCTAAGTCCTCATTCTTTAGCTTGCGGACAACCTCTGAGCCTTTAGCTTCCCAGATGTTAAACCCTTCTCGCATCCATTTTTCGACAACGGCTGTCGGTATAGACGCTACTCGCATCATATCCCCTGTAGGCTTCGAACTGCTTTGGTTTCGAGCGTCTTTCAGATCGTCTAAGAACGATTGAGATATGTGCTGCGTGTGTTTGCCTAACAACTCTCCATGCTCATGTAT